GGATCGTGTCCATCGCAGTCGTTGGCGATATGCCTTGCCCAATAGAGCGTGCGCCAGCAAATGCAGGCTCAACATATCCACGCACAAACGGAATGCCTTTTGCCATAGACGCCGCGCGTGTTGGCATCTCTCCGGCGATCTCCTGCGCTAATTCTCCGCGGTAGATGTCGCCTGCGCGTTGGCGTCCGCCTTTAGACTTCGCAATCTCTGAAATCTTAGCAATGTCCGGCGTTGAATAGCCAGAAATCTGGTCAACAAATACTGGCTGTCCGTTTGTGCCTTCAACGATAAAGCTGCCATCGCCGAAGTCGGTGATGACTTTAGTTGCGTCTGCGGGTGGCATTGCCTGCGCTTCTTTTGTCCACGATGGGCCGCTTTTAGGGGCAACCTCGCTGTCTTTTTTAGTCCATGATGGGCCAGCCATTAGAATTGCACCTCTTGCCAACTTGATGCGCTATCGCGATTACCGCCTAAAAATTTGTAGACTTTGTTGTCTTCTGGGTCGACGACTAACTCGCCAATTGGCGCGTTTTCAAAAGAGAACGACGGCAGCTCTTGTGTCTCTCCGCCGGCCCACGCTGGACGTCCGCCGAAGATGTCGTCTAGCTTACTTGGGTCATCTGCGCGATTGTATGTGTTTATCACGAGCTGCTTGTAGTAGCGGTCAATCTCTTCAAGAGATTTAAGAACCGCTTCTGGGCCTCTATTGAGGTTAAGGTTGGCAACTTTTGCCTCAAGCAACGCAAGCTCTGGCGCGCTAACCGAGCCAAGTGTTGCCCCGCCAGCCTTGATGTTGCGCAGTGTGTCAAACGCTAAGTTCGCTCGCAAAGTTTCAGCGGTTAATCGTGCTTGTCCAGCCTCTGTAAACGGCGCAATACCAAGTATCATGCCAATGGGGCCAGTGATGTTAGGGTTTGTCTTAATGGCGTCAGACAAATCTTCCACAGTGTTAAGCACTGTTGAGGCGCTCATCGCGGTGTCTTGGCTTGCAAACTCTTCTTTGCGTAGGCGCTCAATTTCGGCGTTAATGTTATCAATCGACAGCTTAATTGACGGAGCCAAGTCGGGATACAAGTACGCTTGCTGAAGCATAGCCGCCCTGCGCGCCTCAAGTTGCGCAATCATATCTCCGCCTGCCGCGCCTACCGGCATTGCGCCGCCCATCATAGACTTCAACGCCTCTTGACGTGCCACGGCTGCTTGACGCTTGCGCTCCATGTCTGCGCGCTCAGTGTAGCTGCTTAAAAGCGACTGAAAGTTGCCGCCTTCACGACCTTGTATTGACGCACCAGCGTCCGCCAAAGCCATAAACGCCAATGCCCGTCTTTGGTTTTTCGACAAGTTTTCAAACGGGTCTGTTGGAATGGCCTGCGTAAGAGTTTTCATCGCTGGCGGCAGCTCAACCTGTGCATTAGGGTTCATGTTTGCCACAAGTGGTGCGCCTGCGGGCATGGTTGCTGGCATCGGCTCAACTAAAGGATCGCCAGTTTGGACGGTCAATGACGGATCATCCGCAGTTGGGAAGCCGTTTGGGAATATATTTGTCTGCTCCTCAACGGGAACATCAGGCGCCAAAATTGGTACTATCGGTAAACCTGTTTCTGGATCGCGTGGCATAGCCATTGTATGTCTCCTTATATTGTCTACGCGCCTATGCCACTGGCATACCGTAGTAAGCGGCAGCAACCTTACCGCCAGTTTCAAGCAATGTTCCCGTCAGCGGTGTTTTTTCTCTTGTCGTGCCAATACCCGCAGGGAACGCCTGACCAGCGCCAGTAAGAACGCCAAACTGTGTAAGCGGATACTGCATTGCGGCAAGGTAATCTTCGTAAGGCACATCCAAGCGCGCTTGATCTATTCCGCGCATATACTCTCCAGCAGTCATCTTTCGTCCCAAAATATCTGTTTCTGCGCCTAGACCCGCCATACCAAGTCCAGCAAGCTGACCCGCTGCGCCTGTCGTAATTCCTAGCTCTTGCATTAGGCGATTTGACCCGTATCCAAGTCCGGCCGCGCCAATGTCTGCCTCTAGCTGCGCCATTCCAATGTCACGCGCAGCCTCGCGCTCACCCTCGGCGACGCCGCGGCGTGATGCGCCAAATCCTGCGCCGCCAAGCGCTCGTGTCATCTGGCCAGCTTCGGTTGAGCGGGCTATGTCTTGCTCGCGGCGTAAACGTGCGCGCGTTGGGTCTAGAACGAGGTCTGTGTATTGCTGAGCGTATCCCGCCTGACGCTCCGCCATCTCCTCCGGCGTCATTGTCGCGACGCCTTCCACAATTCCAGATGCCGTTGCCAGTTCACTTGGCAGTGAGAGTGCGCCATAACCAGAAAGCGCTTCTTCCGTTAGTGCCGTTGGGCCAGCAACACGTTCTCCCGTGTATGATTCATATGGCGTGCCAGCAATTTCACGAGCAAACGGAAGAAGCGTTTCTTTCAGAAACTCTTGCTGGATCGGATCCATCTTACTTGTTGTGGTTTTCGTAGTACTCATTAGAGCAACTCCATCTCGTAGTGTCTGTAGACTTCGCGAAACGGCGACGCGCCTACATATTTGTCAAATCCCTTGCGGCCATCCGCCTCGATGCCATCTAGCTCCGCGCGTTTTGCAAGCTCGGAGAGCGTTGCGATCGTTTCGTCCATCCACTCGTCCATTCGTGTTCCGCCCATAAACTCAATTTTCAGGGTAGTCCTTCGAGGGTGTTTCACAACGCATGTCGTCAGCGCCGCGGTCAACTTGTCCTCTAGGTAGATGCACCACAAGACTGCACCTCCACCTCGTATGTCTTCGATGACGTCCTCAACGGTAGCGTTATGCTCCTGACGTCTTATCGCTGGCGTGAGTAGCTTCATAGCGTCATCCAGAAACTCGTCTAGGCACTCTGGGATCGCCGGTAACACCCTCACATTTGGCGTTTGCCTGAATTGTATAACATTATTACTCATTTGGCTAGGACGGAGGCGTAGGCCATGTTGGGTTAGCAGGATCGGTCGTGTTTGCGGGTAAATCGCGGAGCTGCTGACGGTACGTCGCCCACTCCGCTTTCTTGGCGTCAGAGAGCGGGCTGTCGGCGGCTTGCGTCCAGTCGGAGGATGTGAGGCGGCTATCTCTAGATGAGCGAAGCAAGTTCCACGCTTCTAAAGTTTCTCTTTCATCTATAATGTCCTGACCTAGATGCACTAAAGAATTTGATGCCGTGTCAAAACGATAGTTTTCTATGTCGTCAGGGTAATCGACCCAAACTTGGGTATGATTTAACGAAATACGCTGATCGATTACTTCGGAAGAAATGCCGCAACTAATTATATTGCCATCATTATCATGTATGACATATTTATTCATCTCTTTAACCTTATAAGAGCCAAGCGAATTTGATTAGCGGTTACAGACGCACTACTATCTTGTGTCTGCGTTGGTCTAAAGTCCAAATTAACAGTGCCAGAACTAGTTGCAGTGTAAATACCAACAAGTGTACTGCCACCCGCATAACTTGCATTTGAATGAAGGGAGGGGTGAAAAAGTTGAACTTGTTGCAGTGAGCCCCCCAAAAAGCCACGTTGGTTTATATAATCTATGTTTGAGTTTAGATTGCTATACCAGCCAGTGGTTACTATGCCTAAAAACTTATCTCCACTATTAGCGCTTGAAGATACGGTTGCAATTGTTGTGCTTGGGGCCGCTGACGTGTCGTAAGGAACGCTTGCGGAAATAGTATAAGACGTACTAACGCCAGATACTGCGGAACCAGCGATCTGAGTAGTATCAATGCCGCCGCTTTTTACAATTAACTCGCCATTACTCGTGTCGAGCGTCACTCCGTCCAAGTTAATGACGTCTACGTTTAGCGTCTTAATCTCCGCCGACGTGATGAATGCGTCTTCTATGTAAACGCCGGCAGGAACTGTGACGCCATCAACTGTGCGAGAAGACGTGTAAACTTTAAAAGGCGAGTACGGAGTTGCTGTGCCACTACTTGTGTCAACAATTTTGAATGCGTCCGCAGTGATCGTAAACGTGCTAAATGGCGTCGCGTCGTTGGCGGTGCTGATTAAGCCAAAGCCAGACACGTATCCGTTGTTGTCAATCTTAACGGAATACTTGCCCTCAATTCCGTTAATTGAGCTTGCGTTCGTAGTGATGTCTGTCGTATTATCGCCAACCGTCGTTGTCAGTGACGTAACGTCGGACGAGATCGCAGTTACCTCTCCGTCAATAACAGACACCGATGTTTGTAGCGTGGACACAGCGGACGCGTTTGCGGTTACGTCTGTATCCAGTGCCGATAGATCAGACTGTAGTGTGGTTATGCTAGACGCTTGAGACGTGATGTTGCCTTCGGCAGTCGTTACCCTTGTATCAAGCGATGACACAGCGGTTGCGGTTGCCGTAATATCACCTTCCGCACTTGTTAAGTCAGATTGCAGTGTTGTGATGTCAGACGCCTGAGCCGTGATGCTGCCTTCAGCAGTCGTTACCCTTGTATCAAGCGATGACACAGCCGATGCATTAGCCGTAACCTCGCCATCTAACGTAGTTAAGTCAGACTGTAACGACGTGATAGATGTTGAGTTCGCAGTAATAGTGCCCTCTGCGCTCGTAACGCGCGTTTCTAGCCCAGATACAGCCGACGCATTTGCCGTCACCTCGCCGTCTAACGTCGTAAAGTTTGACTGTAATGTCGTGACATCCGTCTGCAAAGACACTGTGTCCGCCGTAACTTGACCAAACGTATGCTCAGTACCGCTGGCGTCTGTATACTTAACCTGAACGTCTTCATCGAGGTAGACATTTTCACGTTTCTTCAAACAAAGCGCCAGCTCTTCCTCAATAATGCTATTGCGGATGTTCTCTAGCTTATAGTCATACGTTGGGCCAGCGACGGGCAGCTTCTTCATCTTCCGCTCCCCTGCTTGATGTCAACGCGCATGTCGCCCACACGCCAATCGCTGTTCTTGGCGCCCGTAATTTTCATTTTTACCTGACGCCCAGTAAATCGCACGTCGGTATCCTCTGTAAGCGTAAACGGCCCGTGCTCGCTCTCATCTGCATTCGGGAATAAGCGGCTCGTAAACGTCGCCGTGACGTCTCCAAGGTTGCGCTCGTCAGGTATAAGCCGCGTAACGACAGCCAGTTTATCGCCTTGCGCGATTTCAATTGGCCCCGTCTCAGCGAACGGGTCGTTGCCGTCGTAGTTCCAGCCAACCTCGTGATCGTAAACGTAGCCATCCGCGGTAACCATAATAGGCTGGCCAAAGATACCGCCGTCAGTGCCTGCGGTGCGGTCAAGCTCGCCAATTGTCCATGTGTTGTTGCGATAGCTCCAAGATGCGTAGCGATTACACTCGTTGCTGTCTCCGCTTGGGTACAGCCACCACACTTCGCCATACTTGGAGTTGTTAAATGCCGTGACACGCGTAATCTGGCTTTCGTTTAGATTGCGGAACACATAATCCGAGATCGGGCTTTCCAACGGACGCACGGCGCCGTCGTAAATCCAGAAGCCGTCGCGGCCCATCCACACTGCCCCAACGTCAACTTGCACGACGCAGCCCTGCGACGCAGCGCCGCACCCTGTGCCTACTCGGTCAAAGCGATACACAAACGGCTGGCCGAGGTATGTGGCAAGGTGACAGTCGATGTCCGTTAGGATCAGCGTACCGCCGCGCACCTTGGAGCCGGTTACGATCTTGCCGTTGGTCGCCAGTATCTGGTTGCCCGCTTGGTTCGTCGCCGACGCCGTCCACTGCGTGTTATTCTCTTGGTCGCACCAGTCGATGCGTCGCGGATCGTTCTGCGCACCTAAAGCGAAGATGATACGCTCCTCTGTGACGATGACGCCGTCAACGCCGACAGGCGCATTGGCGATGACAGACGCGGTGCCAGAGGTTAAGTCCCACTCGAAAATACGTCCGTCACTAGATAAGACGCCTACGAGATACTCACCCCAATTGTCCAAGCTCCACGCAGC